CTCTACTCCAACACCGAGACCTTACTCCCGGCCATATACAACTCTCTGCCCCGGCCCTATGTTGATCGCCGATATAAGGACGAAGACCCCATCGGCCTGGCGGTCAGTGAAGTGGTCAAGCGCGGCTTGGAGTACAATGTCGACACACCAGATGCGACTTACACACCGTTTAATGAGCTCGCTGAGCAGGCGGTAATTGCGGGGCTTGTCCCAGGGAGAGGCGTCACTCGGTTCAAGTATGATCCCGAATTCGCGCCAGCGACCGAGCCGCCAGTCACGGCGGGGGGTGATAGCGAGCCAGTCGACCAGACGGATGTGACCGATTCGTCTGACGTGGTGCCGGACGACACGAAAGGGAAGGCGAAGGACGCGCCGAAGACCCTTGCGTATGAATCGGTTTGTGGCATCAACTGGCCGCATGATCGCTTCTGCCACGGGTTCGCCAGGCGGTGGTCGGACGTTCCTTGGATCGCCTACGAGCATCGGATGACCAAGGCCGACATCATCACCAACTTTGGCAAGGGGTGGGTCGAGCGGCTGAAGATCACCGAGGAGGAAGAGAAGAAGGGCCAGAGCGAGACGAAGGATCGGGATACCGAGGGGGCCCCGAAGTCGGTGGTCGTGTACGAGATCTGGCACAAGTCGAGGAAGAAGATTTACTTCGTCGGGAGGGATTATAAGGAAGGCTTGATCAAAGCGATCGAGGACCCGCTTAACCTGCCGGGCTTCTTCGATTGCCCGCAGCCGCTGAAGTTCCTCAATCGGAACGCGAACCTTGTGCCGGTCGTGCCGTACAAGATGTACGAGCAGCAGGCGAAGGAGTTAAATCGTGTAACGATGCGGATTAACAAGATCATCTCGGCGCTGAAGGTCCGGGGCTTTTACAACGGCCAGATTAAGGACTTGAACGACCTGATGACGATGGAGGAGAATCGTCTGGCCCCGGCCAACACGAACGCAGTGATTGCCGAGGCGGGAGGGTTGGACAAGCATATCTGGCTCATGCCGCTGGAAAAGCTGATCCAGGTCTTGCAGCAGTTATACGTCCAGCGGGAGCAGGTCAAGCAAGTGATATACGAGATCACGGGGATAAGCGATATCCTTCGGGGCTCGTCGGTTGCCAGCGAGACCGCGACTGCCCAGAACATCAAGAACCAATGGGGGACGCTGCGGCTCAAGAAGATGCAGAAGCAGACGCAGGAGTACCTGCGGGATTGTATGCGGATTATCGCTGCCATCATGGGCAACCACTTCTCGCAGCAAACGTGGGCCACGATGACGGAGTTGAAGTTCCCCACGATGCAGGAGAAGAACCAGGCGAAGGCGATGTTGCAGCAAATGGAGATGCAGCAAGCGACAGCTGCGCCGCCCCCGCCAATGGGCGGGCCGCCAGCGCCAGGTGCGCCTCCCGGCCAGCCTCCTGCCCCGCCGCCGCCGAACCCGCAGATGCAGCAGCTGGCGCAAGTCGCCAACGCGCCGCTGACGTGGGACGAGATTCTGTCCGTGCTGAAGAGCAATTTCCAGCGCGGGTTCAAGATTGATATCGAAACGAATTCGACTGTCGAGACGGACGCCACGGAGGACAAGCAGAACATCACCGATCTCCTGACGGCGCTGACCCAGTCTCTCCAAGCGTTCCTCCCGATGGTCGAACAGGGCGGCATGCCGATGGGCGTGGTTAAGAGCATGCTTTTGACCATCACCAGGCGGTTCCACTTCGGCCCGGAGCTGGAGAAGCAGATCGGCTCGATGCCCGACCAGACGCCGCAGAAGCCGGACCCGGCCATGCAAAAGGTCCAGGCGGAGCAGGCCTTGATGCAGCAGGAAGGGCAGCTGAAGCTTGCCCAGGGCCAGCAAGACATGAAGGAGCGGCAGCTCGAGTTTGGCTTGAAAGAGAAAGAGATGCAGCAGAAGATGATGCTCATGGACAAGGAACTGGAGATCAAGGAGCGGGAACTCCAGTTGAAGCAGCGCGAGCTGGATATGAAGGAGCAAGAGCTGGGGCAGAAGGCCCAACTAAACCAGATCACGCACGATGGGAAGTTGCAAGTCGCCGGTGCCACGCGCGATGCGAAACTTATGGCGATCGAGACTCAGCGCCAGGCGGCCATGAACCCGCCGACTCCTTCCGCGAGGCAATGATGCCCGTTTACGAGTATATGTGCGATAAGCACCATGTCACCACTGAACTTCGACCGATTGACGGAAGGTTACCGCCGACAATTTGCTCGAGCTGTGGACGAGTTGCGGTCAAGACCATCCTCAGCGCCCCTCGTGTTTTCGGCGACTTTGAAGGGTACGAGTCTCCTGCTAGTGGTCGATGGATCGAGGGTAAGCGACAACGGGAGGAAGATTTTAAGCGAACGGGGTGCCGAGCTTACGAGCCTGGCGATCACGCTGTTGCTGAACGAAATCGAGTCGCAAGGGAAGTGAAGAGGGAAGCGGCGATTGACGACGCTATCATGAAAACGGCTGGAGAACTTGGGATACCCACAACATGAGCACGGAAGACGGCGGACAGCAAGTAGAAGAGAGCTTCAACCTTGGCTCGGCCATCGACGACATCGCAGGGGAGATGGGACTCAATGGCGGCGAAAAGAAGGTGGAAGGCGAGGGTGGGCAGCAAGCAGCCCCTGAGGGCCAGGACCCGGCCGCGCCTCCGGCAGGCGAGAAGCCGCCCGTTCCCGGACCTGGTGCTCCTGCTCCAGCTGAGGGTGCTCAACCTGCTCCTGCTGCGGCGCCTACTACAGGGCCTGCGGCGCCCGACACTTGGACCGCCGAGGGTAAGGCAGCATGGGCAACCCTGCCAGAGGCCGTCAAGACCGAGGTCGTGAAGCGGGAACAGGATATGCAGCGCGGCCTGGAAGATTATGGCAAGCGAGCGAAGGTGGGTGACTACTTCGCCGAGCAGGTACAGCCCTATGCGGAGATGTACGCCCAGAACGGGCTCCAAGTCGGGAGATTGGTCCGGCCGTTGCTGAATGCCTACGCGACCCTGTCGTGGGGTGACGCCGAGCAGAAGACGACGATGTTGAAGGCGATGGCGCAGGATGCCGGGATCGACCTGACCAAGCTTGCCACAGGCGAGCCGGCGGCGGCCCCACAGGACCCGAGGATTGCTCGGCTGCAAAACGAGATTAATACCCTGAGGCAGGGCGTGCAACAAAGCCTTGGGGCGATCACACAGACTCGGTATAACGAGACTGCGAAGACCGTCGAAGCATTCGCGGCCGACACGGCGAAGCACCCTTATTTCCTGGACGTGATGGACGATATGAAGCGTCTGGTGGATAGCGGGGTGGCCACTGGGCTGGAGGATGCGTACGACAAGGCTGTGATGAACAACCCCGTTACGCGCGCGAAAGAGATCGACCGACTGACCTCCCTCAGGGTGGAACAGAAGGCGAAGGATGCGGCGGCTGCGGCGGCGAAGGTGAAGAAGGTAACTGCACACAACGTTCGATCCAGCGAACAGGGCGGAGCGGCTCCTGATCGACTTGGGACAATCGACGACACGCTGAACGAGACCCTGGCCAAGATCCACGCCAGGGAATGACGATTTTCCTATAGGAGCTGGCAACCATGCCTTCCCCGAATGCAATCTTCACCGAGTTGGTGAGCACGACTTTCCGCAAGCACGGGAAGCAGTTCATCGACAACGTGAGCAAGAACAACGCGCTTTACAAGGAGATCGCCGACAAGGGGCAAGTCACCCTCGAAGACGGTGGTCTGACGCTGGTCGAGCCGCTGGACTACGCAAGCAACATCACGTACCAGCGCTATTCCGGCTACGACACGCTGAACGTCAACGCGAGCGACGTGCTGACGTCGGCCGAGTTCCAATGGCGCCAGATCGCGATCAACGTCGTCGCCAGCGGCCTGGAAATGCGCATCAACTCCGGCGATTCGCGCATCATCAACCTCGTCAAGTCGCGGACGAAGAACGCGATGCGGACGTTCAGGAATAACTTCTCCTTCGACCTGTACTCCGACGGCACGGCCAGCAACCAGATCAATGGGCTGCAGGCGCTCGTCGCCGATACGGGACTGGGGACCGTCGGCGGCATCGACGCGAACCAGTGGGCCTTCTGGCAGAACAAGGTGCAAAGCGCGGCCAACCCGATCCAGGGTGGGGGTGCCATTGTCTTGTCGGCCAGCAACATCGAGACGGCCTTCATGCTGCCGCTTTACCTCGAACTGGTCCGGGGCGACGATCAGCCCGACTTGATCATCATGTCCAACGACTACTACAGCATGTTCGAGGCTTCCCAAGTCTCGCTCAAGCGGTACACGAAGGAGGACTCGGTCAGCGCCGGCTTCGTCACGCTGCAATACAAGCGTGCGAAGGTCATCTTCGACGGCGGCAGCGGCATTCCCGACAGCCACATGTACTTCCTGAACACGGATTACATCAAGCTGCGGGCGCACACCGATGCCAACCTGTCGGTCCTCGACGAGGCGAAGCCCTACAACCAGGACGCGGCAGTCATTCCGGTCCTGTGGATGGGCAACATGACCGTCTCGAATCGCCGTCTGCAAGGCGTCGCCAAGGCCTAACTCGAGCGTACTTCAGCTCGAGTAAACCTTACGACAAACCAGGAGATTTATCATGCCAGGATGGGCCGGAATTACTCCGTATGCTGGTGCGCAGCCGGAGTCCATCGTCCAAGCGACGCTGGAACAAAAGCACCCGTTGGGCACGCGGCTGTCCGCTTACGACTCGCAAGGAGCGTTCGGCGGCGGCGAGTTCATGTACGGGAAGACGGTTCCCGCGATCGTCGGCAATGGTCGGCTGGTCGTGCCCGACTACGACGGGACGATGGTGGACTTGGTCAACACGGCCAACACCTCGTTCCCAGTCGCCGTCGCGCTCGGGCCGATGGGGGCGAACACCTTCGGCTGGTTCCAGCTGTCGGGGCTGCTCGTTCTCCAGGCGGCCGCGAGCGTCGCGATCGGTGCGCCAGTCGGCATCGGTGCGGCGGGGCAAGCTGGCGCGAACAGCGCGGGCAAGCAGATCACGGGTGGGAAGGTCGTCCAGCCGTCGACGTATGCCGTGGTGAAGCCGGTTGGCTCTGGCCGCAATGGCCAGAAGCAAATCCGGGTGAACGACACGGCCTGGGTTGTCCCCGGCCTCGTCGTCTCAGGCACGGGCATCGCGGGTGGTAGCAAGGTCGTCTCTGTCGATCCCGACGGTTCGACGGTGCTGCTCGACACCAACACGACCGCCGCAGTGACCGGCGCGATCACGTTCACCTACACGGGCTTCATCCTCGTGTCGGCTCCGAACGGGCTGGCGACGCAAGGCGCGATCACCTAACTCTTTGCTGGTGCGTCCTTCCCTTGGGGGAGTTGATGGGCTTCCCCAAGGGTTTTTTCCCATCATTCCATTTAGGAGGCTTCAAATGCAACCGCAACTGATGCAAGAGCGCCAACCTTACGTTCGGTTCGAAGAGAGGGCGATGGAAGTCCGGGATGCCAATGGGCTGCTCTCGGCGAAACTGGTCGACTTCGCCATCATCACCCCCGTCGGGACGAAGGACGTGCACGAGAAAGTCGTCAGCGAGTGGTTCACGCAGATGAAGCAGCTGGAGCGGATGGAAAGGTGGAACCCCGAGTGGACGGCCAGGTTCAAGGAGATGCATCGGATCTGGAAGGAGACGAACAGCGTGCCGTTAAACGGTTCGCCGGTCGCCAACTGGCCGTTGCTGAGCAAGGCGCAAGTGAGCCTGTTGAAGGGCGCCAATGTCCTGACGATCGAGGACTTGGCGCAGGCGAACGAGGAGTCGATCGGGCGGCTGGGAATGGGCGGCAGGAACCTGGTCCAGCTCGCCAAGAACTGGATCGAAGCGAGTGGAAGTGGCGCGGCGACGCTTGCCGCACGGAATGTTGCCCTGGAGAACACGAACCAAGCTCTCCGGGAGAAGATCGAAGAACTCAACCTGCTGGTCGGGGCGCTCGAACTCAAGCTCGCTGCGAGAGCGGCACATGAGCAAGGTACGACTCCTCCGATCAGCATGGTTGACTCCCATACCCTGCGGGCGAACCAAGCCGACGCAGCCGACAAAGACCTCGACAAGATACTGGGGTAAGCTATGCCATCCGTCGGAGTGCAGATTCAACCGAACTGGACCCTGCTGCGGCTGATCCAGGAGTTTTGCCGGCGGCAGAATCTGGCGCAGCCCCCTTACGTCACGACCTCGACCGACGAGGAAGTGACGCAATTGTGGGGGTTGCTGAACGAAGGCGTGATGGCGCTGCAAACGAGGGGCGACTGGCCGCAGCTCAATCGCCACTTCGAGTTCATCCACCAGCATGGGGAATCTTACCTCGCGCTGAACCTGTTCAACCCAGTCGTCGCAGATAATACCCACGATCGGCTGCCTTGGTCCCAGTCGTCAGGTCAGATCAAGTACCCCACCCGGATGGCACTCTGGGACAAGTCGACGGGGATACCAGTCGCGGGTCCGTTGAGCGACCAAGATTGGGCGGCGATGCTGGCGCAGAACATTGCCCCGGCGCTTTATTCGTGGCGCATGAACTACCTGGGGGTGTGCATTTACCCTTACCCGCCCGACACGCCGACGGAAGTGACTTGGTTCGCGATGGAATGTACCATGCGCGAGACAGTCATGTCGGCCGACCAGTTGTCGTTCAAGGATGTATTCACGGCTGACGACGATCTCTGCCTATTACCGGCTGACGTCTTACTCGCCGACCTGAGATGGCGTTGGCGGGCAGAGAAGGGCCTGGCCTACGCCGAGCACTTCCGCGTCTGTGAAGAGCTGATCTTGGATATCCTCGGCAAGGGGAGTGGGGCGGGCATCGTGATCCTGGACAATGACCCGATGTATCCGCAGGTGGTTCGGCCGGGCTTGCTCATTCCGGCGGGAAGCTGGGATATCCGGTGAGAGAAGCTCTGTTGCAGAATCGAGCGCGCCTGTCGGCGGGAATCGCTTCGCCTATCCACCTACCAGCGCCCACAGGTGGGTGGAACACGCGGGACAGCTTGGCCGCCCTCCCAATCTCCGACGCGGTGAGGCTTACCAACTGGTTCCCCGCCAGCCTGGGCGAGGTGGTCACGAGAGGGGGAAGCTTTCCCGCCGCTTGGAACATCGGCTCGGTGGCAGGGAAGGCGGTTCGGTCGATCTACCAGTACGGGGCGAGTCTTGGGGCTCCCCGCCTGTTCGCGGTTAGCGACGAGGGGATCTTTGACATAAGCTCTGGCGGCGACCAGGCCCATGCGGCGCCAGTCCAGGTGCTAACGAGTGGGTACTGGAACGCAATCCAGATGACGAACAGCCTGGGCAACACGTTCCTCTGGGGAGCGAATGGGCTGGACACGCCCAAGATGTACAATGGGGCGGCCTGGTCGACACCGGCGATAACTGGCCCGAATCCCGCCAACCTCGTCTACCCTTGGATGTTCAAGCGCCGGATCTGGTGCGCCGAGAACAACTCGATGAGCCTGTGGTACACCGATGTGGACTCGGTGCAGGGGCAAATGTTCGAGTTCCCAGTCGGGGCGCTCTTTAACATGGGTGGGCGGATAGTGGCGGGAGCCACTTGGACGATCGACGGCGGAAGTGGGCCGGATGACTACCTTGTGCTCATCACCAGCCAAGGGGAAGTGGCGATTTACCAAGGCGTTGACCCCGCTTCGGCCACGAGCTTCTCGATAATCGGCGTCTTTTACATCGGGGCGCCCCTCGGACGCAGATGCTTCGTGAAGTACGGCGGGGACTTGGTGATCCTGACCGAGCACGGGGCTTATCCGCTCTCCTCGGCGCTGAAAAGTGCCGTGATCGACTTTAAGGTCGCCATTTCGAGCAAGATCCAGCCGACTTTCATCGACTACGCTGGGCTGTACCGGGGCAATCTCGGGTGGGAAGGCCAGATATTCCCGAACCAGAATGCGCTGGTCATTAACGTCCCGATTGTCCAGGCGGGAAGCCCGACTGCGACGCGCTCGACGCAGCTGGTGATGAACACCCTTACCGGAGCGTGGTGCGACTTCGACGGCTGGAATGCGACATGCTTCACATTATTCGAGAACGATTTGTACTTTGGCGCCGACGCCGGGACGGTGTACAAAGCGTGGTCGACAGGCGTGCAAAGCGACAGTCTTGCCCCGATAGTATGTACGGGGCAAACAGCCTATTCGTACTTGGGCCAGAGTCCAAGCTTGAAGATCGTCGACGCCATGAGGCCGCTGATCTCCTACGACGAACAATTCGATCTCGCTTGGGGCTTAGCCGTGGATTACGAGTTGCCGGCAAGGTTGACCGGCTACATGTCGAGAAACTTCATCCCCGGAGCGAGTTACTGGGACCTAGCCATATGGGATGTAAGCCCATGGAGCCTTCAAACAGCCAGGCTAAAGACGTGGCGAGCGCCGACCTGCAAGCCGGGGTATGCTTTTTCATTGATCCTGCGAGTGACGAGCGCAGTCTCCCGGATCGGGTGGTCGGGGCACGACTTCCTGGTCAACCAAGGAGCGCCGCTGTGACCGGGCCAGAGTTGATTCGCGCTGCGGTGAAGGGTAACCTGGCGGCGGAGAGGTTCCTTATCGACGTGTGGCACGCCGCCGCAGTCTGGGACGATTGCATCGACCAGGACAAGGTCCTCGAGCCGAAAGAGGTGAACAAGGCCTTCTGGGAGCTCTTCGCCACGATCCCGTCGAACGCTTTCTACCGGGAGAACTTCGCCGATCTTTTCCCCCTCGTCAAAAACGCTGCCCTGACGTGGATGGCGAGCAATGAAGTGACCGAACAGCCGGTGCTGGCCAAGACAATGGCTCGGCACTATGTGAACCTTATCGTGGCGTGTGCTCTGATCTGCGGCGGGGTGAACCACGCAGTCGAGACGGCCCGAGTGAACTGGCTTATCTTCTTCGAGGAGGAGTAACATGGGCTGCCTGGATAGCATCTTCGGCGGGGATAATCAGGACTATGCGCAGGCTGCGAGGGATCAAGGCGCCGCCAACGTCGAGACTGCGCGGCAGCAAGGGTATCTGAACAACCCGAACATCATTTCGCCTGGCGGGATTCATCAGGTTACCTTCAACCCGACGAGCCTCCAGCCGACGATCACGGACATACTCAGCCCCGAGCAGCAGAACATCTTCGACATTACGGAGAGGATTCAGCAAGCAGGGTTGGGCTCGCTGGAGAGCTTGGGGATGCCCGCAATCGAGCAGGCCATGCGGGCGGGATACAAGCTGGACGGGAGCCCCGCGATGGATTATGACCAAAAGTATCAGCCGCCCGTGGGCCAGCAGTATGGGGTCGGAAGCAAGCAGCCAATACAATACGGGCTGGACTATTCGGGGGCGCCGCAACTGCCGACGGCCAATGCTGGCGTCAGGGACCAGGTGGCGAGGTCGATGTACGACCAAGGGGCGAGATTCCTCGACGATAGGTTTGCTGGGCAGCAGAAAGCGCTGGATACACGCTTGAGTAACCAAGGCGTGTTCCCCGGTTCTGAAGGGTATAGTGGCGGGCAGAAGGAGCTGGGTGATGAGCGGACGCAGGCGTATGGCGACTTGATGGATCGGTCGGTGGTCGGCGGGGGCAATGCCATGCAGCAGCTTTACGATATGGGGATGGGAGCCCGGCAGCAGGCGGTGGGCGAGATCAATACCCAGGGGCAGTTTGTGAATGACGCTCAGAACCAAGACCTGAACCAGCAGCTCTCCGAGATGACTGCGCGGAACCAGGGTGTGGTCAACCAGTACAACATCGCTGGGCAACAAGCGGGGCTGCAGAACGCCGGTCGGACCCAAGCGGTTAACGAGATGATCCAAGCAAATGTCCTGCCGACCAATGTGATGAACTCGATCTTGAGTGGAAGTCAGGTGACGATGCCGACGACGCAGCCGTACAACCCGACTGCCATCGAGACGACGCCGGTCTTCCAGGGAGCGCAAGCGCAAGGTGCGTCGCAAACGGCCAACGCCAATCGGACTGCGGGGATTGTTGGTTCGGGCCTGAGCATGGCTGGGACGGCAATGTGAAGACAGCGCTTCAATTCTCTGGCGGGAAGGACTCGATGGCGTTGCTGCATCTTGTCAAGGACTTCCTCGACCATATCACGGTCTACTGCGTGAGGCAAGAGGCGATTTACCCCGAGACCCAAGCGACGATCGACTGGGCCCGCTCGCTGGCGCCGAACTTTATCGAGATAGTAAGCGAGAGGCCGCCCAACTCCCTACCAAGTGACGTCGTACCCGTCCGGAATACCCAGATGGGCCATGCTGTGGAGCATCGGCAGGGGCTCGAGATACTCGATCGGTACGTCTGCTGCTGGTATACGATCATGGAGCCGCTGGAGAAGCGGATGTTCGCCGACGGCATTACGCGGGTCTTAAGGGGCCAAAAGACGGCGGACAGATATAAGGGCCCGATGATGTCAGGGACCGTCGTGGCGGGAATCGAGTACCTCTTCCCGTTGGAGCGGTGGACCGACGAGCAGGTGTTTGCGTACCTGCGGGAGAATGAGCTGCCCATCCCCCCGTACTACGGGGAGTTAAGCGGCGGTCTGGATTGCATCGGGTGTACGGCTTGGTTGGAGGAAGGTCGACTTAAGTACCTGAAGCGGGCCCACCCCGAGATTGCCGAGAACACGCTTAAGGGGATTCGGGTGATTGCCGAGACCCTGCGCCCCTATGTGGCTACGATTGAAGGAGCTTGTGATGCCCATTGATCCGATGCAGGGGAAAGCCCCCGTGCTACCTTACGACGCAATGGCTGTGCAAGAACAGCTGATGCGGAAGAAGAAGCTGATCGAGGCGCTTAGCGCCAAACAGTTCCAGTCGATCGACCCAGCGATTAGCACGGGGAAGTACATGATCCCCAACTTCGCCGGGGCTTTCGACAAGTACTGGGCGGGCAAGCAGGCCGAGGACAAGGAGAAGGAGCTGAAAGGCGAGGAGACCACGGCGGCAGGGGAGATCGCCACGCGGACTCCAGTCGCGATGAAGGACTTGATCGACTCGCTCACCCCGCAGACCAAGACGGACTACACCCAGATGCCAAACATCGGGGCGCAGACGGGTCAAGGGATGGCGGCGGACCCGAATGTGGGTAGCTTCGAGGGCATGGATGCCACCAGGCCGACGGTTACGAAGCCCGCTGACCCGATCGGGGGGATTGGTAGGGCTTACGCGAGCCGCCTGCCTGGCGTGACCGAGATGGCCCAAGACCTGATGAAGGGGATCGTCAAAAACAAGCTGGAGGGAGGCATCCCAAGTCAGGAGAAGATGCTCCAGTTAGCCAACCATTATACCGTCCCGTCGATCTTGGCCTCGATCGCCCACCAGGATATAAGCTTACTCAAGCCGAAGGGCGACGCTATTCCGATCAATGGGAAGCTGGTTGACAAGACCGGCATCGAGCAGGGGACGGGACCGGCGACGGAGGTGGGCAACTTCGAGGACAAGTGGGTGGATGCTGGGGTCGACCCGAATACGGGCTTGCCCCTGCAGCGAAATCCGGCGACTGGCGAGGTCAAGGGTCGCAGCGGTGCGACGTCCCCGATTCCCCAGACGAAGCTGTCGTCGACCCTGGCTGAGAACATGGGGTCGGACTATGTCAAGTCGCTCAGTGCTGGCAAGAAGTCTAGCGAGGATGCCCTCACGCGCCTGCCGGTGCTGCAGGACGCATCGGGCCTGATCGACCAAGCGAATCTGGGCAAGCCGTGGGCCGAGTTGGAGTTAACTGCGCGGAAGGCGGCGAAAGCCTTTGGCTGGTCCGATGACGAGGCAGCGAAGATCTCGTCGCCCGAGGCCTTCACCACGGCGATCGGCCAGGAAGCGATTAAGATCCTGGAAACGATGCGTCCTGCTTCGGACACGGACCTTAAACAAGCCCGGGAAATGGTCGGTTCGAGCAAGACGATCGACCCAAGGACAGCGAAGATCTTGGTCTCGATGACCATGAGCAATCACATGAACGCGCTGCTGAATCACCAGATGAACGTCGAGAAGGTCGACCAGCTGGAGAAGATCCCAGGGATGCAAGGGATCGGTGCGGCAGCGAAGGGAATTTACTATACCCAGTTTGGCGGGCCTGGTTCGGCGTTCGACAACCCGGAAAAGTATGGGGTAACCTTCGATCCGGGTAGCAAGCGATTCAAGTCGAGCCTACTCGCGGCTGGTGGGCGGGCGCCGGTTGCTACGAGCCCGCAGGCAGTTACGCCGGCAGATGAAGCCAGGTACCTCGAGCTTAAGAAGAAGTTTGGAGGCCGATAATGACCCCGGAGCAGTTCGACGAGTACCAGCAACTCCTCGAGCTGGATAAGTTAGAGGAGCAGAGGAAGACGGCGAGAGCGGCAGCCGGGGGAACCCCTGCGGGCTATGCCAAAGCCGCCCTATCGGGCGCAATCGAGGGGCCGGTGGCAGCGACAGCCGGGCTCGGTGGGGACATAAGCGCCCTGGGCGGCGCGGTCAAGGACAAAGTCGCGAGCTGGCTTGGCCCGGAAGCGGGTGCGGCGCTGCAGAAGGGAGCGGCTGCCAACCCGATGTATAGGGCGCTTGGCAAACTGCCGACGACGAAGGACATTACGGACAAGGCAGCCGACATTATCCCCGGCGCGGAAGGGGTGATCAACTACGAGCCCGCTGGCTCGGGGGAAGAGTATACCAAGCGGATCACGTCGGGCGCTGCCGGGGCGGTAACTTGGCCTATGAAGGGATTGAGTACGCTCACCAAGCTGTTAACTGGCGTTGTTTCCGGCGGTGGGGCTGAGGCGGCGAAGCAAGCGGGCCTCGGGCCTGGCGGGGAGATCGCAGCTTCGATCGTCCCGTGGGCTGGTGTGGGGACGGTAGCTGCCAGGACGCCGCAGATTGTTAAGACGATCAAGAATGTGGTCGATGCGACAGGGGAAAATGCCATTCGGGGCATGGCTGGACGGAGGGCACTTGGCGAGAAGGCTCTCGGCGAGCGGATGCTGCTTACGCAAGGATCAGCCGAGACCACACCCCTCGATTCGGCCCTGAAGATGGTGGCGGCAGAGCCGCAGGGGCAAGTGCTGCAGCAGATCGTGGCCAAGCAAGGCGGGAGTGCCCGCGACTTGATTATGTCGCTAATCGAAAACCAGTCGAAGCGGGATATGGGGCCGGCTGGAGAGGCGACGACTCAACAGTCGGGGCGGAGGGCAATGGACCAAAAGATGTTTGGGTATCCGCCCGAGCCGACTGACGAATTGCGGGCTGTCTTTGGCGAGCCACCAAGGCCAACCAGAATCCCCGGAACGAAACAGCTTACTCGGCGCGTGGAGAACGGCGACTGGGACAAGATGATCAAGGGCATGAACGAGAACACGCCCGAAGGAGTAAGTCAGCTCTCCAAAGATCTGATGGGGACGGACAAGGAAGCATTTCCGAGCATCGTCAAGAAGGAGGGCATGAACGCCTTGGAGAGCAGCCAAGACAAGGCGAACTGGATGGAAGACTTCACCGACAAGATGTACGGTCGGTCGCCTCAGCTGCAAACGCGGGCAAGGTTTACCGAGAAGATCCGGGGAGTGGCAGAGAATCAGGGACGGAAGCCACATATCGTCGAGAGGTATGTCAAGGAGGCGACCGAACTGTACGACGCGATTCAGATGGCGAGCAAGAACCAGGACATAATCGGCCGGATGAATGAAGTCGGGATGCTTCAGCAAGCCGGACGGAATCCGGTTAGCGAAGGCCTCCGGTCGGCCAACGTCGTCGCCCCGCTGTGGCGGACGGGCTCTGCGATCGAGCGGGCGGTGAGTGCCAAGACGCTTGAGACGATCGTGAAGGCAGTTAGCGAGCCTGGCGGCGAGAAGCTGCTTATCGACATTGCCAAATTTGGCTCGCTGGATCACAAGTCCAAGGCGCTGGTTCAGGCGCTGATGGCGAGCAGGGCCGGAGCGGGGACAGCTGGGCAATGAGGCCCGGAATATTGTACCATATTTGAGGACCAATAATCATGCCTTGGAATCTCGCCGCTTTCATCCGCAACTTCAACTGGCAGTCCGACCGGGATGCGTCGATCAAGATTCGCGCCGACCGGATGGACAGCGAGTTCGACAACTACGCTCGGGGGATGGAGAAGCTAATCCTGCGGGATGGCAATAATTCGCCGACCGCAGATATCAATTGGGGTGGCTTCCGCATTACCGGCCTGGGTGACCCCGTCGATCCGACCGACGCTGTGAACCTGCGGCAGTTCGGTGTCCAGTCGGCTCCGTTTAGCCCCGGCTTTCCCTTGGTCGTGCCCGTCACTGGTAGCTTCGGCACGGTTAACGCGCCGGCAGCGAGCAATCAGCCAGGACGATTGGTGATAAGCGCAGCGCCGGCGACGACGCTGAAGGGTCTCATATCGACGATCGTGCTGCCCGCTGCCCCATATACGGTAATCATGGGTGCTGCTTTGACAGGTATCGAGCCAGCGTCGGGCAAGTCGTATCGGCTCGGCCTGATGCTGACCGACGGGACGCAGTATCGTGCCGTAGCCAGTGGTATGGAGAACTCAGCGGCACTTGGTGGGGGAATGGGTCAAGTTGCCACCGTCGAGCACTGGAACACGGCGGCAGCCGTATTCGCCCAACACATCCAGCTTCGCTGTCCCCTCTCGCCACAACTGTTCTGGTTCAAGATCACGAACGACTTGACGAACATCAACTGGTACGTCTCGGCCAATGGGAAGGACTGGTTCCAAGTGTACCAAGATGTGATCGGCGGCCCCGGCCCAGTGATGACGGCGACGAACGCAGGTATCTTCTACTACAACGATATGTACCCAGCGGGTCAGATTGTCGGCACGCCGATCGGGACCGTTTACCACTGGCAGCAACAGACCGGCTTGGTCTAACATGAACTCGATCTGGGCCGAGAGCAAGCTATTCCACGGGGCCGTGCCCCTGGTGGCGGCGGCCGTCTACGCGCCGAAGCTTAGCAAGAATGGCCAGGCGAAGATCGACGGGTTTATCATCTCGAACAACGCGGCTGCGCCGGTAGTGGTAACCGTCTGGGCAGGGACGGGGATGACAGCCGATACCATCCTTATCCCAGGGTGTAGTCTGCTTGCCCACGAGCTCTGGGTGCCGCCGATCCTTTATTACCTGGGCTATGCCGAGTCGATTTGGGCTGCAGCCACGGCGGCCGGGGTCAATTTGTGCCTTAACGGCGGCGTCCGGACGTGACCCAGACTTACCCAGGCTACTCGGCCGAGATCTACCCGCAGCGGATACCTGCCGGGGGCGGGACCGGTTCGACTGGAGGATCGACAGGTGCGACTGGGGTAACGGGGGCCACAGGGAATACAGGAGCGACTGGCCTTCCAGGATCGACAGGCACGCCGGGCACGCCAGGCTTCCCAGGGTCGGCGGGTAATACAGGTGCCACTGGGGTAGCGGGGGCAACTGGCTCGACCGGCGTGCAGGGCCAGACCGGGATGACTGGCGTAGGTGTCGCGGGGGCGACAGGTTCGACAGGCTCGACAGGGGTAGGCGGCTTAACCGGGGCGACTGGTATCGCGGGAGCCACTGGCAACACCGGCATGACTGGCGTGGGGGTGGCGGGAGCAGCTGGCAATACCGGCGTAACTGGAGCCCAAGGCAACACTGGTGTCACAGGTGCGACTGGAGCAACTGGTGTCCTCCCGACCACTGGGTCCGTCGGGACGATCGCAGCAGGCCCGGGGGGTAGCTTCTATGAGCAGAAGTCGGTCTCAGGGACCGCCGACGCTGCTTACATGGCTTACCACAAGCCATTGAACTTCGCCGCCCTGTTCGGG